TACCCATATCTTGTGCCGACTGGGACTGCTCCCCACAAGATGTGCTGTCGCATCGCGCAGCCAGCAGCAAAGCGAGACGCCCAGGGACAACCTCTGAGGACGGGACAAACAGCGTAAAGGTGCCATCATTTGATGGGGGGCGGTGTTGCGAGCCGCAGGTAAATCGTTGCTGATGACCGTCTCTGGGCTGGAAATCGAAGGGAATGCGGATTGGGGGCACCAACAGTCCTCAAAAGACCACTGCGCTCTGGAGAAAAGATGGTGGTTTTGAACGCGAGGACACGGGCAGGAGGTGTGAGGGTCAACCTCACCCTCCCTGTCCTAACCCTTCAATTTCTGAATTTCTGTTTCTTAAGGAAATCGAAAATTGAAATCGTGGCTTGCATCAATGAAACGATAGCGGTACATTGTTGCTGGGATTGATGAGGAGAACACAATGCAAACCCTACCGAAGCACATCTGGGACACCCTGTCCCGCATCGACGTCTCTGAGCACGTTGAGACGAAGCAAGGCCTCACTTATCTGTCCTGGGCTTGGGCCTGGGGCGTGATGTGTGAGCACTTCCCTGACACCACCTACACCTTCACGTCCGAGACGTTCCCGGACGAAACGGTGGAATACACCTGCTTCGTCACGGTCAAGCACTGCGGCCAGGTTCACACCCAGATGATGTGGCTCCCCGCGATGGACCACCGCAATAAAGCCGTGAAGAGCCCGGACGCCTTCGTCCGCAACTCCTGCAAAATGCGCTGCCTGGTCAAGTGCCTCGCGATGATGGGCCTCGGGCACTACATCTACGCAGGGGAGGATCTGCCCCAGGGACAAGCTCCCGAAGCCATCAACGAGCACGAGCGTGAACTCATTGATCGCATGATCGAAGAGACCGGCGTGGACGTTTCTAAGTTCTGCAAAGCGTACGGGATCTCGAAGACCGCTGACCTGCCGAAGGCCGCGTTCGACAAGGCCTTGGCTCAGCTTGAAAAGAAGATGGAGGACAAGTGATGGAAGACCGGATTAAGGACCTGGAAACCTCTCTCAGCGTTGCGCTGCATCTGCTGAATGAGTGCCGTGAGGCGCTGTTTGTGTTTGACGAGAAGCACCCGCTCATTGAGCGCACTGAAAACTTTGACATCGCGCTTGTCACTGAAGCGCTTAGCCAGCAAGGGGAATAACAATGGCAAATGAAATGGTTTACCGCATCAAGGGTCTGGCGATGGCTGCACGGACCCCGGAGGAGAAGAGCTTTCTGCTGAGCGTGGCGCGTGATATGCGCGCCTACATGGACAAGGAGCCGGTGAAGCCTGTGATGCAGGCCAAGCCTGACCTGATGGGTCGCATCGAGCAGTGTGACGGGCGCACCCGCCGCTTCCTGTTCTCGATCCTGCGGGCCGGGGACACTCCTGAGAGCCTCTACCAGCGTTTCCAGCGCAAGAAGTGGCACAAGGTTCGGGGTGCTGGCAAGGCGACCCAGGAGCGCATGGAAGAGGTGTTCCAGGACCTGGGTGTCGCTACCCTTTAGGAGGAGATGAATCATGGCATCGTATGAAACCGTGTTTGACCACTACGTCGCGCACATCCTTTCGGGACTAATTGCGTGTGAAGGTGTTGAACCTGCTCCGCTCGGACCGTCGCAAGAGTCCGAGTACGAGCGAATGGTTGGCGTCGCCTTTGCGATGGCTGACATCGTTATGGAGAAGCGCCAAGAATGGGGCCTTGAGTAATGAGGGTCCTTGACGTTGAGCAGGGCTCGGAGGAATGGCTGGCAGCGCGTCTCGGCGTGCCGTCTGCCTCGATGTTCGGGAAGCTCATCACGCCTACTGGCAAGCGCTCCTCTAGCTTTGACGGATTCGTCAATCAGATGGCCGCGGAACGCATCACAGGCGCGTCAACGCCCTTCCCTCAGACCGATGCAATGGCACGGGGGACGGAGCTTGAGCCGTCTGCCAGGGCGTTCTATGAGTTGGAGACAGGGAACGACGTCATCGAGATGGGGTTCATCAAGCATGACCTCCTCGAGGCTGGCTGCTCCCCCGATGGTTTTGTGGGAGAGGACGGGGGCATCGAGATCAAGTGCCCGATGCCCCATACACACATTGAAACCCTCCGTGGCGGCGTGATGCCCGCAAAGCACATCCCCCAGGTCCAGGGCTGTATGTGGATCACGGGGCGGGCCTGGTGGGACTTCGTCTCTCACCACCCCTCCATGCACACATTGATCACCCGCATCGAGCGAGACGATGTCTTCATCACCGCGCTGGCCGATCTCGTCGCCGAGGCCTGCGAATCCATCGAAACCTTAGTTAAGGAATACAAGGCATGAGCTATGACAACACCGGCAAGGCTTCCCTCTGGAAGAACCAATCCGACAACGAGAAGGCGCCCGTCCTGAAGGGCACCCTCTTCGCGCACCGCGACATCAAGGCAGGCGAGCCTTTCGAGCTTGCCCTGTGGCGGAACCAGTCCGACAACCCCAAGGCACCGGCTCTCACGGGGAAGCTGTCTGACAAGCAGGAGCGTCAGCAGGCTCCCGCCGACGACTTCTCTGACGCGATCCCGTTCTGATGGACTTCGGACGCAGGCTTGCACAGATCCAGCTCGAGCGAGAGCTGACCAACCGTGACCTCGGGGATCTCCTCGGGGTTTACGCTCAGCAGGTGACACGCTGGCGGCAGGCGCGCGACGTGAAGCTTAGCGTCGCAGCCCGGATCGCCGACGCGCTCGGCATGAGCGTGGATGACTTCGTTTCTGATCTCAATCTGAAGGATTGATAGCGCATACAAATGCAACTTGTAAGAGTTACTTAAAGGTTCATTAACCCCACTACGGGGTCTTGATGTACGCAACGAGAAGCTTTGCCTATCTTTTTTACAGCTCTGAGGTCAGATATACCTGATCTAGCAAAGGGGAAAAGTGATGCTGGGAGAGTTTTGGAGGATCGACAGGAAGAACCAGATCGACGAGGTGCTGAATAACTTTAGAACCTGGGCCCTAGGCAATTGGGACTGGTCGAAGCCCTTGGCCTTTCAAGCTAAGCCCTATGATGGCTCCAGGAGCCTCTCACAAAACGCCCTCTTTCATGTCTGGATGAAGGAGGTGCGGGACCACTTTGTCGAGCGCACCCCTGATGTCACAGAGGAGCACTGGAAGATCTTCTTTAAAACCGAGTACCTAGGGACTGAAACTATCAAGGCTGGTAAGATTGTCCATGAAAATCAACTCAGACACACATCCAAACTCAAACGTGGCGAAATGTACGACTTCATGGAGGCCGTCAACGCATGGTGCGCCCAACGCGGTTTGACTCTGCCCGTTCCAGACAGTTCCGAGTTCATGGAAATCCGACGAAGCCAGGCTTGATTCTCCGGGGGGAGGGGTAATGGGAGCGCCAATTCAGATTGACCCAGAGCTTTTGCGGTATGCCGTTTCCGAGCAAGAGAAGCGCTACATCGAGAAGACGATTGAGATCGGCTCGATGCGGGGGGCGTCGAAGGCTTTAGGTGTCCACGACGGAACAATCCGCCAGGCCATTCAAAGGGTTCAGGCTCGGGCTGCGAAGATGGGTTACGCGCCAGAGCATGACCTCAACAAGCCCACCACTGAGCCCTACTACGTCAAGGGAACCTCGACGCTTTATGACGAGGAGGGCAAGGCTAAATTGCAATGGGTCAAGACTGACCTTGATAAGCAGAAGCTAGACGAGCTTTACCGAGAATTTATTGAGGCAGCCTCGGGGGAAATTCCTAGAGAGCCGCCGAACGAGTCAAAGCCCGAACCAGACAACCCCGACACAATCAATCTCATCGTCATTACCGACTACCATCTCGGGATGCTGGCCTGGTCCGAGGAGACCCGGCAAGATGATTGGGACACAAGCATCGCGGAGGACCTCCTGGTCCGGTTCTTCGAGGAGGCTATCCGCAGGGCGCCTAAAACGGCAGGGGTGGTCGTCTGCTTTCTGGGCGACGATATGCACTGGGATTCGGTCCAAGGGCCTCTCACGCCAGCCTCTGGCCATCTCCTCGATGCCGACGGGCGGTTCCCGAAAGTGGTCCGTATTTGGATTCGCGTGCGGCGTCGCATCAATCAGATGCTGCTAGATCGCTTCCCGTGGGTTCACTTGATCGAAGCAGAAGGGAACCACAACCCGACTAGCTCGGTCTGGATGCGGGAATGGATGGCCGCGATGTACGAAAACGAGCCCCGGTTGACGGTCGATCAATCGGTCGATCCTTACTACTGCTTTGAGTGGGGAGATGTGTCCCTGTTCTTTCACCACGGACACAAGCGCAAGCCTACAAACGTGGACGATGTCTTCGCGGCCAAGTTCCGGGAGGTGTTTGGGAGGACTAAACACTCCTACGCGCACCTCGGGCATCTCCACCATCGACACGAAATTGAGTCGAACTTGATGCTGCTAACTCAGCACAGAACGCTCGCCGCCGCTGACTCCTACGCCTCTAGAGGTGGCTGGATCTCGGGGCGTGAGGCGCAAGTAATTACTTACCATAAGAGGCATGGGGAGGTTGGGCGGATTGTGATTTCCCCGGACATGATTGAGGAGATGCAATGAATAGCTACGGGAACATGAAAGAAAGCCTACGCCGGAACGCGGCATACCAGCAGATCGGGTGTGAGTTCATGCCTGGCTATGGGAATGACGCCTTCCGCATCACCATCGAGGACGGCTCAAAAACCGTCTCAGACGTCTTCTACATCTATAACGACTCTGACCTGAATGCGGCCATCAATACCCTTTACGGGAGATTGTGATGCGTTCCATACACTTTGAGGAGCTTGATGAGGACGAAGACGGCTGGATTCAGATCTCCGTCACCGTGATCTCGGACGATCCTGCCCTATTAAACCGTGCCCGGAAGGCGTTGAAGGCCATCGCAGACGATACCCCCCGCCTGAGCGCCGTTAAGGGGCCTCTGGGGGGCGATAATGAAGGATAAGGCACTCGGGTATGGGGTAGTCCTATCGCTTCTCCTAGCGCTCCTGGTGGCCCTTCCTGGGGCCCTCCTGGCGATACCGCTAATAGGCATCGCCGCCACCCTCCTAGGCATGATGGAGCACTGATGAAAGCAACAGAAACTCAGATAGGCGGCGACCACTACCAGAAGCACGCGATCCAGCCCATTCACTTCATCATGGCGAACAAGATCCCTTTCTGCGAGGGGAATGCGATCAAGTACCTCGTTAGGTGGAGGGACAAGGGCGGTCTAGATGACCTCCTCAAGGCTCGCCACTACATCGACCTTTTGATTGAGGAAGAAACCTATGGCTCTCAAGCGTGAGGCTTGTGACGCGCACTTCTCGGACTGTGTAAGGGCCAGGGCAAACTGGTCCTGTGAGTATTGTGGGAAGTCATTCGGAGGACGGGACCGGGGGCTGCACTCCGCTCACATCCACGGCAGGCGCCACAACAGCGTGAGGTGGTCCATGGACAACGCGGTGTCACTGTGTGCCTACCACCATCGATACTTTGGGGAGAACCCCACGGAGTTCTTCCTGTGGCTAGAGGACTATCTGGGAAGGGGGCACCTGGAGATGTTACTGGAGAAGAAAAACGCCATCTTCAGGGGGGCAAAGCACATCAAGAAGGACGTCGCAAACCACTATCGAGAGATGTTTCAGGCCTTTGAGCAAGATGAGGAACCCGAGTGGATCTCGTACAACTAGACTACAGAGCGCCAGTCCCCACCCTCGAACATCACAGCCTCGGCCTCTCGTCTTCGGACCAGGCCGTCAAGGACTCGCCCGCCCGCCTTATTCCAGCGCCGGATTTCATCAGGCACAGCCCCAAGATCCCCATCATTAAGCCGGCGCAATAAGGTACTGCTCTCGAAGTTACCTGGGCCCAGGTTAAACACCCACGAAACCAGCGCGTCGAACTGATGTTGCTCAAGACATGGTTCACAGAGAGCGGTGACATACCCCTCGAACTCCTCTAGATCCTCAATCAGGAGAGCTTCCGCGGCCTCCTGGTCGATCACATCCCCTTCACGAACACCAAAAGTGTGACCGTAGCCAATAGTCCACACGCCAGCAGGGCACAGATAAGCGTCCAGGCTACAACCTTCAAAGTAACAGATAAGGGAGATCGCTTCATCGCTTACCCTCAACGGGTGATGCCCTTCGTCTTCTCGTAGGTCCTCAGGCCCCCAAGCCCCAGCATCCCCATCAGGATCGTCGTCAGGCTGTCCATGTCGAAGGTGACGGGGGTGAAGCCTAAGCCAACCCAAGCGTCTACCCACATCAACATAGGCGCTAAGACGAAGTGCCAGGCTAAGGATACGCCGCAGGTCCATCCGATGAAGGGCCTCCATCCCGCTACAAAAACGCTCCTGTGAGCCGCCTCCTGCTGGTTTACGGCAGCCTGGGCGATGGCAAGCTCGTTGGCCTGCTTCTCGGCCAGGGTCGCGATCTCATGCGCTAGACGGGCCTTCTCGTCCTTATCTTGGACGAACTTCCCGATAAGGTCCGCGACAGGTCCGACTAGGTTCTGGATCATTCCCGCTCCATCAAGCGATCAAGCTTAGCGTCCAGTGCATTGAGCCTATCAATTACACGCTGTAGATCGGTATGGAGGGTGCCCCGCGTCACATAGTCTCGGGCCATCTCCTCCCGAGTCTTGTTTACGAGCACCTGGAGACGATCAATCTCGTCGCTTCGATCCTTGAGCATATAGGCCACCACTGCAATAAAGGCGGTCAGTAATCCGCTCCATGCGGTCTCCATACCGAAGTCCACGTTACGACTCCTTGTCGTCGGCGTTGGTGTTCTTCCCAACGTTCCCAGCAAGGATATTCAGGACACGGAGCACCATATTTACAACCTTATCATCCGAGGACGATGGCGTCAGTGCAGTGATCGCCGTGGCCGCGGTGACCAGGGTCGTGATCGCGGTCAGCCATGCGGGGAATGATTCAAACAGCTCAAGAAACTTTTCCATCATTTGACTCCCTTAGAGCGCTAAAGTGTGTTAGAGAGCGGCGTCCCGGTAGCCCCAGCCGCCACAGGCTCCTCGAAGAACGTCGGAATGACGTTGGTGATGTTGTTCGAGGTATTCACCGTGGACTTCATGTGGAGCCGCTGGACCGTCGTCGCCGTACCGTTGTTGAAGGTCAGGAACGGGATGGTGACGGTGTCCCCAGAGATCTGAGGTGCGCAGGGGCTGATAGTCGATGGCACATAGCGAGAGAGGCGTGCGTCAGCAGACACAACACCCGAGGCGTTCTTGACCATCGTATACATAACCTTCCCGCCACCATTTGCCTCAACAGAGGAGCCAGAGCCCGCGGCGAAGTCGATCTCGACAATCGCGCTCTGCTGGTTCGCGGTGAAGGTCACCTCTACCGCCTTGTAGGTCAGGTTCTCACCCATCGAGCGGATGGAGTGGTAACGCTCAGCCAGGAAGGGCCCATAGCGTTGGTCGGTCATCTGCCGCCCGCGGCTGTCGTCCTTAGCGATCTGGAACGCTGCCGTCGTATCCGGGGCAATCGGGATCAGCTCCGTAGCCGTCAGGCGCCGAGCGAACACCACAGACGCATCCGTCTCGGAGCGCGTAACGCGGGCATTGATGCGGAGATCCTGGGCCGTGGTCGAACCACCGTTGTCGTAGGTACGGAAGCCCAAGTAGACAATCGTCCCGCTCGGGGTGGAGCTGGGGATATAGGGCTCCAAGGGCGCCACGTCGTTGGCGGAGTTCGAGCCCGCCTTGTAGGTAGCGCTTAGAAGCTCACCAGAGAGAACCCCGGCAGAGTCCTTCTTAATGAAGTAGAGGGCCTTGCCACCGCAGTCTGCCGCAATGCCTGCCGCCGACTTCATCGTGTAGGACAGCTCAACCAGGGCGCTCTCGTGGTTGTTGTCGAAGGACACCTCGGCGATGTTGTAGAACTTGTTCTCTTCAAGGTCCGCAATAGACCACTGATACTCATCGAACAGGCGACCGCCAGCCTGGTCTTCCATCCCACGGATGGGGACAGGGTAGGCCGAGGCGTAGGCTGCGAAGCGGTTCGTGCTCGAAGTCGCACCAGCCGCGCCAGTGAAGAGCCAGTTTCGGTCCAGGAACCCGGCGTCGATGTTGTTACCGAAGGCGACGTTATCGCGGGTCTCAAAAGTACACGCGGTAACAGTTCCGTCAGTAGCGACGAGGGAGTAGGTCGATGCCCCTCCCTGCTCCGACACCACCCCACGGTAGGAGTTCATGTAGCACTGGTGCAGGAAGCCCTGATACCCAGCCGGGATAGACGTGTTCGGCGGGTTCCGGTTGTCTAGCTGCCGCATGAGAACCGTAGGCGTATCGGGGGAGTTGTGGAAGAAGAGGCTCGAGACGTTGTTATCCAGCGCCCCTTCGTCGAGGATCATCGCCCCGCCAATCGTCGTGTTCCCGATGCGGAAGCCGTGGATCGTGTCGATGTGCATCCCATTGGCGTAGCCGTGGAGGTGGATGCCCACGTTGACGTCCGTGATTCGCATATCGGAAACGTTGTTGAAGTAAACCACCTTCCGCGTCGTCGGATCCGCCACCAAATAGATCTCGGGGGCCTGGAAGTGCAGGCCAATGTCTAGCGGGTTCGACGTCTGGCCGAAGGGGATCGGGCCGGTGATATTGAAGCCGGTGATCGTGTTGTAGGAGACGTCCCTCGTCATGAAGGTGTACATATTGGGCGCACCAACCCGAACCACACCTTCCGAGCAGCGGTTCTGGGAGGCGATAGACGAGGTCGTCTGCCCTTGACCCTTGAGGGTGCTGTACTGGCCATTCATCCAGATCACGGGGTCGCCGTTGGCCGTATACGCGCTGTAACGCCATAGGGTAGCCCCAGCCGCCAGCTCAACCAGCTTGAAGTCGCCGATCTGGATCATCGTGTCGCAGCGGTAGTTCCCCGCCGGGATATAGATGTTGTTGTTCTCGTTGATCGCCGTCTGGATAGCTGAGCTGGAGTCCAGGGTGCCGCTCGGATCCGCCCCATAGGCCGTCACATCGGTCGGGCCGCTGCTTGCGCTGGCGTCGGTCGCATTCGGTACGCTGTACACCTGCTCCCCGTTCTTGTTCTGCACCAGGAGGCTAAAGCTCTGGGTGGTGTAGATCGGGGAGGGCGTCCCACCGTTCGACGGGTAGCCGCCGATAGTCTTGATGGGCTGGCTGGCCGGGATAGACAGGCCAGAGTCCCAGTAGACCTGGAGCTGGTTCGAGACCGTCGGGAGGTTAGCTAGGCCAACGTAGACATTCCCATTCTCGAGCGGCTGCCCATCAACGTCGGTGAATACCGGCAGGTAGGGCGTGATCCGAATTGCGCTCATGTCTTACTCCCTACTGGTAGAAGTAGATTTTAGTGTAGAGGGGATCCGTTCCCGCCAGGCTTACCGTTCGACTGAAGTAGAGCAGCTCAGCGGACGAGTTGACGTAGATGTGATCGCTCGTGCCCGAGGATCCGCCAGCATTGTAGCCGAAGGTGTTCAGGTCATAGTGGTAAACGTAGGGAGCGGCCACGCCGTTCTGCACGTTGAGGTTCATATCGTTAATTGAGCGACTTGCAGCCCCCGTAAGGACCGAGGTCGCCTTCATGAACACATCGTCCGAGAAGGGGATCTTCGTAATGATTGCAGTTCCACCGCTAGCCACGCCGCTCACGTCGGTGTACTTCTCTAAGACGCGGTCATCTCCTGGCACAAAGCCAGTGAGGCCCTCAAACATCCCGAAGTAGTCCACCGTAAAGTTGGTCGGGGTAGCGCCACCGCCCGCATCCTGGGCCGTCAGGCGAAGCTCCAGTTCGGAAATGGCCTGGTTGGAGTAGTAGATCGAGCCAAAATAGATCTTGTAGTCCGTCGTCAGAACCCCGGAACGGTTCTGGCCAGCCACGAAGGTGTGGGAGTTGGCCTCAAGCAGCTCAAGGGTGTAGCTGGTCCCAGACTTGATCGCAGCAAAGCGCACGTCGGTCGTGGGGTTAGCTAGAGGGGTCGGAATGCGGACATAGAGCCCGCCGCCAGCCACGTCTGCCTTGGCCCGGATGACGAAGGTGTACCAGCCATTTAGCGTCTGGTCCTTGTTGTTGATCAGGATCCGCGCACGGTTCGTCACAGAGGCCCCGCCAGGAAACTGGAGGGTGTATTTGCCGATCTCGTCATTGCCGGTCTTAGGCACCACGGTGGTGTTCAGGAAGGTAGACTGATACAGCTTCGTGTTGAACTGCGGGTCCACGATTAAGTTGGGGGCCGTCTTCTCGATCATGAGGTTGCGGACAATCCCATGCTCCTGCACGAACATCCCAGGCTCGTCACTTGAAACGATGTTGAACTCGTTCCCGAAGAGCTGGCTACCACGACCGCCAGTGAAGTCCAGACTGTTCTGCTCGGCCAGGTTGCCGCGGAAGTAGGCCACGGTGTCGCTTGCGTCAATGCCGGTCCCGTAGATCTCGATGTCGTTATCGACGAAGGAGTTCCCGTAGGTGCCGCCGCGGATCTCGATGCCGGTACCCGTGCCGACCGCCGTACCACCGAAGCGGCAGCGGTAGACCTGGGAGGCGTTGATGCTGCCCTG